ATGGATTTCACGACGCTTACGGGTGTGAACCTAACTCCGACTTCTACCTATCTTGTTAGATAGGAATATTATTTTATTGTGTTTCTCTTTGCTTGTGCTAAGCGTAGAGACATTGAGCGTGGCATGTTATCTGGAAGGAAGTTTAGAACTGATGGGAAATCTCCAACAATCTTTGCACCTTGTCCAGGAACATCTGTAATATTCAAAACATTTGCAGCCTCTTCTTGTGCTTCTGGAAGTGGATCAATGTATGTTAGTTCAGACATTTTGTGTCCAACAAGAGTCTCAGTTGCTTCCCAGCCACTTTCTACTTCTCTGTATACACGAATAAGAACTGCTGGATCTCCTTCTTCTGCTGTAATGCTGAAATCTGAGTTAGGAACATTAATAGATCCTTCTGTCTTAATTTCTACAATACGACCTCTTGCAAGGCCACCAGATGAATTCCAACGAACAAAGTCTCCAACCTTTTCACGGCTTTCTGTTTCTAGTTCATCTTCTTCAACCTCAAGCATTGGATAAATAGAATCTTCTTCCATTTCGCCATCTCCAAACATCATAGCCATTACTTCTACTGCCTTCATGATGTATTCATGGCCTTCAGATAAGTCTCCAAAGATTTGCTTTAATACTAATAGGGATTCGCCTGTTACTTCTCTTCCCGCTTTTATTTCAGACATGGCTCTTTTAATTAATTCTCTAGCCTCTACAGAAGTTGCTGTATATGCAGGATATGTGACGATTGATACATCTCCATCAGAAAGGCTCACTTCAGTAAGGGTTCTTTCTGAACGATCTTTGCTCCAGTTTTGACGGATAACTCTGAATGCAAAAGACATTTGATCAACATCTCCACGCTCAACAAGAGTATAGAGGTCTCTTGCTTCTTGTGTGTTTGCTAGTTCTGCTTCAAAGAATAGTCCTTTTTCATCTTCAGACAATCTCATTGTACCGTTTTTGGTTCTGGCCATAGGTAATCCTTCATGGTTAACCAATAAACGAACATCTGGTGTCTCAGATAGTGTCTTTCTAAATGCACCTGGTGCAATCTTCTCAATGAATGGCAAAGGAACAGATGCTTCATTAAACACAGCAGCATAACCTGCCATACGCATAGTACCGTCTTCTGCCTGTCTTGCCTCTATGTCTCTGACCGTAAAGGTACGGCGTTCTGTCTTCTTCATCTTACTCCTTGCTTTATTAGTTTCATTATCTAATTTATCAATTTGGCGTTGTGCCCAGTCCTGAGCAGCATCATCAAAGTTTGCATTTCCACCCCAGAGTAACCAAGCAACTAAGCCTGCACCAGGATATCCTGGGTCTGAAGAGTCTTTATTTTGTGGCGCTTGTCCATCTACCTTATGTCTTGCGAACCAAGGGGCCATCTTTCTTACTTTGTTATCAGAGATATTGCCATTTGCCATCTCTCTTGCTGCAGACTTTGTTCCTTCAGTTAAACCATCTCCGCCAAAACCTTCTGACAGGTAATCTAAACCTCTTTGTGCATTATCTCTAATGAACTGTGGAACATTGTCTACTGGCATTAGTCCTTGACCTCATCACTGTAAGCAGCCTTTGGATCTGTTGGATCAACTAAGGATACTTGCTGTAATTGTGCTGAAGGAAGTCCTGTATGAGATAGTTCTGTCATATCTAGCATCTTAGCCACATCATCTGGGTTGTAACCAACCTGGACAAGGATAGAAGCAATCTCAGCCTTCATCTTATCTCCAACAAGTGGTGCTTGATTAGCATCAATGTTCTGGAGAGGAAGTCTGTATTGATCTCCTGGCTCTCCAAGTGATGACAAGTCTTCGTAGTTGCGTACATCATTTAGTGATAAGAAGCCTTCTCTTAGTCCCTTTGTGTATGCATCAAAACGCTCTATTGTAGTACCACGCAAAAGTGCATCTAGATTAAAGCGAATAAATCCATCTGACTCAGGAAGTAGTGGAGATAATGCTTGTTCCAAACGCTCTAGCAATGGACGCAATGAGTGTTGTACAAATGAAAGGTTCTGTGCTTCTACAGATGAGTAAGACATAGAACCTGCAACTGGGTGTCCTAGTAGTGTCAATGGGACACGGAAGATTCTTGCAATGTCTTCCACATTAAATTTTCTTACTTCAATTAGTTGTGCGTCTGCAGCGTTTAGTGATAGAGGCTTAAATGCTGCACCACCAGAAAGAATACCAACTTTACCAGACATATATGGTCCAGAGTGTGATTCTTGCCAGTTACGAGCAATGTCTCCTGCTTGTTCTGCATTCAATTCACCTGCAACTTCAATAACTCCACCAGGATTAGCAGCGTTACCAAAATATGAAGCAGCGTATGTATCAGAAGCCTGTGCAATACCAACAGACATACGGCAAGCACCAATTGGGCTTAATCCGTAGTGTGATCCTGGTAATCTAAATAGTGGAATATGAAGAAGTTCATTACTTGTTAAAATTTGATCATACATAGCATTATCTATATCTTTAACTCTATAGACAAGTGGCTCTCCTGGTACAGGTCTTTCAATTCTTACTTCATTTGGGTTTAATACAAATAGTTCTGTTACTTCGTTGTTATCATCTCGTACCGTCAAAATAAATGCGTTACCATGTAAGTGTAGAGAAGTAATTACTTGCTCAATAAATTCTAGTCTTGTTTGTTCTGGGTTTGGCTTATTTACCCATGCTGGACTCTCTCCATAAACCGTTGTATAGGAAAGGCGATTACGACCTCTGCGTACATATGCACCCATTGGTAGTGAGGAAATAGTATCTCCAAGAAGTCTTACACATGAGTAAACTGTAGATGTACGAATGGCAGACTCTGTGTCTACATATGTACCTGTATTGGCTACACCAAACAAAGGACGAGGTGGAATCAGTGGAAGTATGTACTGACTATTCATATCTCTGGTTTCTCCAGATGCCTTTAGTCTTTTAGATAGACTCATTTAGTTACCCTTTTCCTTTAGTTAATTCTAGCATAATAATCATTGAGTTGATTGTTATGGTTATGTTGTTATTTTTCATATTCCGTTTTCCTTTAAATAAAGGCTACACCATGAGCCGCACCTGTAGGAACTGTTGCTGGATTAGAAAACTTTGTACCAAAACCAGATCCTGTATTCCAAGGATAAGCAATAATATATGGAGAAACGAAATTTTGAGCAACAGCAGTGGACAAGCCAGTTACTGAAAAATTCATACTAACTGCCTGTGTTCCAGGCAAAGTTGCTGGAGCGGCATATCTAGTTCCAAATCCTGTGCCAGTAACCCATGGATAATAATTAAGATTAGGTGGATCAAATGTACAAAACCCAATATCAGTTCCTCTTGGAGTAAACTTAATACCTTGACCAGTTACGCCAGGAGTTGTTCCTGTTGGATTTGCATATTTAGTTCCAAATCCCGCAGACCAAGGATATATGGTAACAGGCATTGCTCCAGAGTTAGCAACACCAACATCAGTTCCTTGAGAAGTCCAATATATACTAAACCCGTGATCTGTAGGAAGTGTTGCAGGATTTGCATACTTAGCACCAAACCCCGTTCCAGGAGTCCAAGCATAAATAGAAAGACGAGGGGATGCAACATGAGCAACACCAATTGCGTCATCTCCTGGCTTAAAAGAAACTCCTCTGGCTTGATTTGCCACTGGAGTTGCTGGATCAGCATACTTACTACCAAACCCTGAAGATGACCAAGGATAAGTAGTAATAAATAAAGAAGCATCACTGACCTGGGCTATATCTGCTCCAGAATTACTCCAGTTTACAGTTCTTCCAAAACCAAAAGGCAATGTTGCTGGGTTTGAATACTTACTACCAAACCCTGAAGATGACCAAGGATAAGCACTAACAAAAGGTGATATTTCATGATTAACACAGATATTGTCTCCTGATGGAGAAAACCCTACTCCTCTTCCATTACCTGTTGGTAATGTTGCAGGGTTAGATATTTTTGTGCCAAAACCAGTTAAATCATCCCAGGGATAAACAGAAACATATGGTGATGTGGCATGAGCAACTGCAATGTATTGCTGTCTTGTCATATTAATTGATAAAGCCATTGCAGCATAAGTCATTTTAACTAATTCCTGGACCAGATATTACATAATCATTTGATCCAACACATAATACTGTTGCCAAACCTCTTTGTGGAAGTGTTCTGTTTCCAGTACTTGATGTTCCAGCAAGTCTTAGTGTAACACCTGTTGCAGTAATTGTTTGTGGTGATCCAGAGTTATTATATATAACAAAGTTTTGTCCACTAGTCATAGCAGTTGATGTATTTATTGTTACCCCGCCAGTTGTAATGTTAATATATTTTCCATTGTCACCAGCAACAACGGTATATGCTGCAACTGCTCCTGTTGCAGTTACTGTTGCTGGTCCTGTAGCACCCGTTGCACCCGTAGCACCTGCAATACCTGTAGGTCCCGTTGGCCCTGTTGGACCTGGAACTACGCTTGCTGCACCAGTTACACCTGTAGGACCCACATCACCAGTAACTCCTTGAGTACCAGTTGGGCCTGTGG